ATCCTGAATTTTGACGGCATCGGGCGATAGCTCAGAAAGCAGCTTGCTAAGCGCATCGTAGTCTGCTCCGGCCTTCGCCGCCGCCTGTTGAAAATGCAGAGATTTTTTTGTACTCAGAAGCTGATTTTCTGCCTCGGTTTTTGCGACCGTTGCGGACTCAGCCGCTGCCTTAAACTGATCTCGTTCCTGTGTCAATGCAGCAAGCGTTGAGGACAATTCCTGAATTTTTGCCTCGACGGATTTCCCGTCTTCTCCTGCTAATTCCTGAATGCGTTTCAGCTCTTCCTGCGACTCTCTGAGCTTCGTCCGCCAAGATCCGTTTTCCTGATTTAATGCCGTGACTTTTGCCCGGACGCTATCCACCAGGGCAGCTCCGTTTTCTAGTTTTGAGATCGCGTCCAGCGCATCTGCATAGTCCATTGTTTTTCTCCAGTTCTATTTCTATTTTAGATTATCCACGGTTGGGCTGCCAAAGTGTTGATGGAGCCTCAGTTAATCCCGCCGCTTTCTCAAATGGAGTTGGGCCATAATTGGGCGGGATGTCGCCTAAATCTCTGAGCCTATCCCTAGCGTATTCCTCGATAAATTCATCGTCGGTTAGGCCGTCATCCTGCCATGTTTTTTTCCATGGCAGCAAAATGCATCGACAGTGAGGATGCGCCGGAATTAATGCCTCTCCGACTCGATAAACGTTTCCAGAACGAGCGCTGCAATAGGGACAAACCTCTCCCTGCGTTGTCAGCCATTGCTCGCCCTCTACGCCATTTTCGGCATAGCGTTGAGACGCAGATCGATTAAATGCGCTCATCGTTTCTGTCCGTGCAATGCGCTCCGCGCGGCCTTTTGTGATTCCTAGTTCAGCTTCTAAAACTCGACCTAGCCGACGTGGCCCCCACCCCTGGATTAACGATTGTTTGATCGCGGCAGTGGCCCTGCTGGCAAACTCTGCTCCATGCCGCTGTAGGCGATTAAACGACTCCTCCGCCACGATGGCAACTGCCCTGACGGGCACACCTCCAAACGCCTCGATGGCGCTTCCTGGGGCCGTAGCGCGGATCAATTCGCCGCCCATCGTTTGCCCTAATTCGTTGGCGGTTTCCAGCGTACGCTCAAGCATTTGTCGATAGATTTCCGCTTCCTCCGGTTTTATCAATTGCAGTGTTTCTCCCAGCTCTTCGAGAATCAACAAATTGCGCTGATAGGACAACAGGGAATCATTGCTGGCGATGGTCGGATAGCTTTCTCTGAGTTGCCTATCCAGTTCTCGGAAAGCACGATCAAGCGCCTGGATTAGGCGATTGGCGGCTTCCTCTCCCAGTCGATTAATGATCCGCTCAGACTCCAATGCAAGCTGAACTACTCTAGGATTCGTCATTGTTCAAAATCCCATTCAGCTCAGTCAAAATCGAATCGTTAGGCCGTGTATTTTCGCGTAGCTCCTCCTCAATCAATGCCACCTCTGCATCAACGTCCTCGATCCCAGAATCGGCCATAGCAGTCACGCGTGATCGCAGTCCGGCCTTGTAGTTTTCGCGATTTTCTGAGAGCTCTTCGGGCAGCGGTTTGCTGACTGAATAACTCAACTGGGTTACTACGTCGAGCCCTGCATAGGCGGAAACATTGTCTTGATTGAGCATCAAAAAGGCGGCGGCATAAATGCTGCTGAGTCCGGCGGCGACCGTATCGCCATCCTCGCGTAATGCAGTTTCAAAGTCCTGGCGCAACTGCACCCGGCTAACGCCTGAAATAACCGCATCCGACGATAACAGGTGGGACTGGCCCATCTCCTCGTAAATGATGGCAACGAACGCCCTAGCAGCCGTCAGGAACGTATCGACGGAGACTGGTTGACGTTGGCTAACTCCCGGCTGGGCATAGCCCCGAACGCCCCCCTGGTCGTCGTAGAGCGGGATTCCAGTTAGGAACGTGGTAGTGGCGGGGCCAGTCGCAATTGATTCAGCGGCGGGGATAAAAACTTCCTTGCCATTGCCATCAGTCCGCCACTCGCCGGGTGGCTGGGCATTGGTGATGATTTCCCGCAAAAATCCCGCGAAGGCACTATTTCTGAGCATCAAGGTGAGCTGGAAATTGATGGCATTTTGCGCCTGTTTTGCCGATCTTGAAAGCAGAGTTTCATGCCGTTTCAATTCGTAGATTGTGTATCGACCTCCGAGGTCAAGCGAAAATTCCAGGTCGCCAAATTCGTCCGACAGGATATTTCCACTGCCATCCTCAATCCTGAAAACGGTTAGGCCAGCCTCATCAATCCGCTGAATTTCCATGCGGAGCTGATCGTTTTCTTCGTAAGTATATTTGATCTCCTCGATGAATCCGGCCTCGTCCCTGACGACCTCGACGGCCCCGACGGGCGGGGAATGGATCGCCACTCTAAACAATGGATTCTCAGAGTTCGCAAACCGCGTTGGGCTCCACAGCCGCAGGTAGCCTGTGCCATAAATCAAGAAATTTGTCACGGCTGTTTGAACAGCATTTTGAGTGTCTAGATTCAACTGTCTCCAGCGCAACAATAGTTGTTGCAATTGTTGCTCTGAGTCGGATAAATTATCGTTGCGTTCTCCGCCGATTGTAAAAAACCATTTCGGCGGATTTCCAATCAAGGCGCGGCGATGACGATTGACGCATTCTCTGATTTTGTTCGCAGACTGGAACACGCGCTTAACTTCGTTCATCACTTCCGCTGACTTTGGATCGTCGGCGGGAAGATATGGCCCAACCCAGTAGGGCCAAGTATCGCCTTCGTAATAGGCCAGGTTTTCCTCAATCAGTTCAGAATTGATATAGATTTTTTCGCGTTTCATAGTGACTCGTTTCTGTTTAATTTAGCGAGAAAATGTAGGGACAGGAAGGCGGCGACTTTGTTGATTTTCGCGGATCAATGGCCCTAGGGCATATCTCAACGCATCGAAGCAGTTGTGAACTAGCAGCCCGTTAGCAAAAAATTCATGCTGCTCTTCCACAGTTAGATCATAAACCGCTAACTCTACGTTGGCTTTGCAAACGTCTCGCACACTGTCGGCTACAAGTTTCAGCCCGTGAGTATTTGCTGCGCCGGATCGTGTTGATACAAACTGGGCAAGTAAAGTCGGCGTCATCAAGCCGTTGAGTACGTCGCCATTTGGATTTACAAGCGTTGGAGCAAAATCGGGAACGGCAGACACTGAGGGTATCGGCAGAGTATTTCGCTCCGCATTGCTCGCAATGTTGCTCAACTTTTTGGCGCTTTTCAGCAGCAAAGTTTTTAGCCAGTTGGGAGTGAAGCTCCTTTCCTTCTGGTGTTGAGTGCCATCCAGCGGCGAGCGGCCTGATATCGTCAAGGTGTTGAAGCACTTTGTCTCGGTTCTTTTCCTGCCACGAAAGAACGTGGTGCCGCATGTGGTTAACGACGGGAATGCACTCAAGGTTGGAGACAGAGTTGTTAAGCGGGTTCTCGTCCTTGTGGTGGACGTGAAATCCTTTAGGAATTGAGCCAAAGTTATCAACCCAGATTTGACGGTGAAGGTAATTTTCCCCCCCAGCAATACGCGACCTAGACGACTTGTAATATACTCGGTCGTTCCTGCGTTTTGAGTGTGGGTATCGACTCCACACAAACCCGCCATATTCGACAGTTTCTTTATCCACTGTTTTACGAGGCATTGCCTTTCTTCAACCGCGAGTACAGTATCATTATATCGCAGTGCGTCAACTCTAACGAATCCCCTTTTTGCAAGGATTTTGTGGTTTTCCGTGGCATAGATTACCCTCCCTTTGTGTGTGCAAATAGCATAAACAATTCTGTTTGAGTCTGATTGACCAGCCCATAAAACTTTCTTGTATCCGGCCCTAGTTAAAACCATGTCGCCCGGACAAATTTTCTCTATAGGGATATTGCCCTTGTCAGTTAAAATCATCGTGCCAGGAGATAGGCAGTGGTTGTCTGCGTCCACGATGGTGGGCAAGATATCCCCGGCTGCATTGGTTTTGTAGCGATATCGGCGGCTTTCGTAAATCATCCATTCGCAGCGAGGATGGATCACAATTTCTCGATAGTTTCGCAGGTGATTAATGCCGTCCTCAACGGAGCCCGACCATTTTTTAGCCCCGACCGCTCCGGGGATGCCGTGGCGTCTGACATAGCTGATACTCTGTGGCTGGGCACAGTCACAGCGGACAGTGTGCGCCTCAATGCCTGGGAGGTCACGCTGCCAGCGTTGGGCGACATGGTCGAGCTCTAGCCGCCACTCGTAGGACTCGCGTTCCACCCATAGGCGATCATCGTGAATCCAGCACAGGACAGCGGTGGTGGGATCTGGCCCAAATCCCCAGTCTGCGCCATAGTAGGGGCCGTCCCAGTCGTGAGCTGGGGCAAATTCAGCAATCCGACATTTGCCAGCAAAAATTTGTTCTTTGGAGATCGACTTGTGCTCTCCTAGCCAAATGTGGGCGTATTCCTCGGCGGGCCGATGGCGCTGATCCTCAATCATTTCCTGGCGTGCTACGTCGGACAGGAATGGATTTTCAGGAGCGTTGACCGTGACAATGATCGCATCCGTGGGTCGAGTTTCATTGAAAAATTTATCGACCGGATCATCTGGCCAGCATGGATTAAAGCTAAACCACAATTCGCTCCCCGGTTTGCGAATCGTAGGCCGCAATAAATCG